TCAAGCCCTTTTTCACTATTCAAATCAACGCCATAACCCTCGTACTCATCTCGTATACGGTAAGCGCCGCCACAGCCTAAGTCGAGTTGCTTCACGCTAGCCCCCTATAAATTAAATCGCTGGTTGGTTTTATATCTGAACGTACGAAGAATACATCATTATGGCTTTGAAGTGGGCTGTCTTGAGTGAAGCCCTTTTTAGCTAGCCAATCAATTACTTCTTGCCCCGGCGTTTCGCCCACATAGACTGGCACACTTGAAAGCTCAACTGAAAGGTACTTGAAGTTCTTTAGAAACTTGCCACAACCTTTTAGTACTTCCATTTCGTTGCCCTGTGTATCGAGTACTAGACAATCAAACTCGTTAAAATCAAGCTTACGCTCTTTTATAAAGTGGTCGAGCCGCATAGTACGTGCTTCGTCTGTACCAATTACATTAGCGTTATCTGTCCAGTTTGCTTTAATCTCTGGGTGGTCTGGTACTTCTGCAAGCAGACTACTGCCTTTACCGTCGCCATACGTTATATTAAGCGTGGCAGTACCGTTTTTATCACTAAGAGCTATGGGGTAAAGCTCTACGTTTTTGTGGTCGGCTATAGCTTTTAGTATAGCCTTTTCGTATGGCTCAAATCCTATAATATTTTTAATGCCTAAGTCTTTATAGCTATAGGCTTCTTCAAAGTCGTTAGCACCGCCGTGTATAACACCGTTAATGGTAAAGCCTTGCTCAGTAAAGTGGGTTACTTTGGCTGGCTGTATTGTGCCGTCATCTCTCATCTGATTGTCCATTTAAGTTGCCAAACAAACGGGTCGGTGAATAGCGGTAGCTTCTGGGCGTATTCTTCGCGCCATTGGCGCTCTGCAATCCAGTAGATAGTATCGTCCCAACCTACGTCGTTCTTCTCGTAGCCGTGTTCTGCACACCATTTCTCTGCGAATTCCACATACTTATTGCTGTGGTTGGCAGTAGCCCCGCTGTAATGGTCGAAGCCAATACCAATAACTGCACACTGATAGCCTAGCTCTATGGCTTTCAGGCTTAAGATTCTATCGTAAAAGTGGTGTGGTGCGCGCCAGTCTGCGAACATATCGGTATTATCTGTAATATCTTGTAAGCATTCTCGAGTAAAGAAAAGCCCTACACCGTCAAACACTACAGCAAAGCGTACCCCTTGTTCGCGCTCGCCGTGGTGCAAAGCTGCAACTTCGTGACAACTACAAGTACCCCACTCTTTACCAAGCATATTGCTCATACAACCCTCACGTCCACCATCAGGCTGAACGCCCCTAGCCCCAAAAAGCCCTGCCATACCCAAGTCGTTGTTTTCTGCAAACGCCTGTACTACTCGTTCATTCCAGCCGAGGTCGTGAATTAGAACGTCGCTATGAACATAGAATATAATATCGCCTTTGGCAAGCTCAAAGCCCTGCTTGAATGTAGGTAATACACCAATATTTTCTCTGTTGCGTTGATACTTTAGTTTTAGTTTGCTACCTCCTATAACCGTATTGACCTTAGCTTTAAAGCTACTGTCGCTACCATTGTCTATCAAAATAAGCTCGCAGGGCTGGGTGGTAGTCTGTGCGAGCTTTTGTAGGGTACGTTCTAATATTTCCCAGCCATCTATAAATGGAATTACTATCGAAATCATAGCACTTCTTCTTTTGGTTTATCGTCATTGATTGTAACTACACTAGCTTCGGTGGTTAAGAATAGGGCAGCGCCACTGGCAGCATTCTCAAGCGCAGTTGTTACTACTAGCGCCGGGTCAATAATACCAGTTTCAAAAGCGTCTGTTACTTCACCTTTGGCAAAATCAATTACTTTACTTGCACTGCGTTCTTGTATAGCTGTCAGCTCGCTACGGTCTAAGATATAGCCAGCATTGGCAGCCATCTGCATAAGTGGCAGTTTGCAAGCTCTACCTACAATACTGGTATCGTCAGATAGGGCATAAAGGGTAGCCCCGCCGCCACGCACCACACCATCAACTAGGGCTGCTTTGGTGGCATTGATAGCGTCTTCTACCCGCAACTTACGCTCTTGGCGCTCAGTTTCAGTCACACCACCTACCTTTATAGTAGCCATACCGGTAGATAGCTTGGCTATGCGCTCACGTAAACTATTCTTTTCAAAGTCTTTGTTATTATTTTTAAGTTCGCTTTCAAGTTCGGCAGCGCGTTCTAGTCGTACTTTTTCGTCACCGGCTATAACAGTAGTTTCGTTCTTACTGGCTACAATCTTGGTAGCAGTACCAAGTTCCGGGGTAGTCAGGTCAGTAATCTTGCGACCCTCGGCAGTATCAATGTAGGTAGCCCCAGTAATTGCAGCAACGTCGCGAAGTACACCCTCGCCCATATCACCGTAAGCCATAACTCGAATGGGTAAGAGGGTAAACTTGCCACTCTGCCAGTTCTTGGCGGCAGTAATAAGCGCGTCTGCGTCGATACTGTTGGCAATCACTACGCATTCTTTTTTACCCATTGAGCTGACAGTTTCCATTATTCGTAGTACTTCTTCGGCAAGTGTTAAGCTCTGGTTTGTCACAATTACAGGTACGTTATTAAATACAGACTGTTGGCGCTCTGGTTGGTTTACAAACATTGAGTAGAGAAATCCACCCCGCAGCTTCAAACCCTCTAAGAACTCAGATTTGGTTTCAACTTCTGGGCTGTCTTCAATTGTAACCATACCGTCTTTGCCTAGTTTATCAACAACGGTAGCAATCATTTCGCCAAGGTCTTTGTTACCGCAAGATATAGTAGCTGTGGCGATTAGAGTATCTAGGTCTTTAGCTTTAACCGACTGTTCTTTTACTAGGGCAATAATTTCTCTAGACCGGGTTTCAATATCATTGCGTACTGTGATTACGTCTTGCCCGTTAGCTAGGGCGGTAAGCCCCTCATTTACAATAGCTTGCATTAGAATGCTCGCAGTAGTAGTACCATCACCAGCAATGTCGTTGGTCTTACTAGCTACTTCACGAATAAGTTTAGCACCCATATTCTCGTAAGGGTCTTCTAAGATAAGTTCGCGGGCAATAGTTACACCGTCGTTAGTTATAAGTGGTGGCATATAAGGGTTAGTATCAAGAATAACATTGCGCCCTTTAGCGCCAAGGGTTACTTTTACGGTATCTGCAACAGCGTCAATACCTGCTTTCATTGCCGAGCGCGCGTCTGTGCCAAACTTAATTTTTCGGTGCATTGGTTTCCTTTGCGTATATATTATCTATTGAAGTAACAAAAAAGGTTTTGTCCTTTTCCTTGAAACGGTAATCGCCGTTCTCGGGTGTGTACAAAACCTTATCGGTTGGCTTAACAAAATCTGTGTCTTCGCCGGCATTAACCACAATATATTCAAACTCTTGTAAAGTGGTTGCAAATTCACCGGTGTTTTTCTTTTCCAGTTGTTGCAATATTACTTTACGAGTGTTCGCATTGTAGTTCATAACCTAAATATAAGCCAAGCATTATACACGCGTCAAGCCTTTTTTATTATTTTTTAAGTGTCTAGGTTGTCCCAGTCGTCGCCAAGCACCCAACGTAGGGCAGAAAGCTTACCATTCACAAACCCCCACGCAAAGTCATCATCTATATTTAATTCTTCTCTACCGTATTTTTTCTCTACATCTCTATAGGCTTTACGCATAGTGTCCATAACGTCTTTGGAGGGCATTGCTTCTTCGTTATCTATTAACTTAGTTATGTATACTTTTTTACGCTCAAACCATACCCTATCAAACATTTCGTCTTCTGCTTCTGAAATCTCTTTTTCAGTTCTCATAAATCTATACCTTTCTGCTCGTCTAATTTATAAATATTATTTCTGTATTGAATAGCGTCACTTTTTTTATGAAAGTAGCTTCTATATAAAACCCCACAAACTTTCACCTGAACATCATATAATATCTTTTTGCCATCTTTAGTAGCATATATGCACTCATAAATATTATTCTTTCTACCCCTACGATTTCTGTTCTGTTCTGTTCTCATTGCCCACTTACAATTGTTAGGGTTATAGTCACCGTTATTATCTATTCGTTCAATAGAGTAGTGTTTAGACGGTCTGTGTCCCATATCTTTTAGAAAGTTGTCGTACCCTAACCCCCTCGGTTGCACCCAAGCTTTACATACCTTTATACCCCTATCAAAGTAGTTTTTTCTAAACCTATAACTAGATTTGCACCTATAAACCATACACGAATAACTTTTATAAGTTATTGTTTTGGTTCTGCCATCATTGGTAGCTCTAATAGAATAGAGGGGGTTACCATACTTTTTATACTTTTTATAATGAGCATTGCAGTACCCTTTTTGTAGGTAATCTTTTGGGTTTGTATAAATACAACCCTTAACTTTACATTTTTCGACCATACCACCATTATAACAAACCGTCTCAATTAAGTATATTGCGATATAAAATCTATAGCACCTTTAGCGCCGTAACAAACTTTACTAGGCACATTACTCCTATTAAGTTCTTCAACCCATATCTCCTGTTCTTTTGTAACTTTTGATTTTGACTTAACACTGCGTTTAAGCTCTATAGCAATAAGTCTATTATTTATAATAATCAGATAGTCAGGAAATCCCTTGGCTGTGCCTTGTGCCATCATTTTACTTTTCTGCCACCTACTTTTTGTATAAACTTCATTATTGATATGACAAAACTTGATATTTTTCAAACGTAAATACTCTACTAAGATTAGAGCTTCTTCAAATTCGGTTGGTATATATTGCATAAATAATATTATAGCAAAGTAAAGAGCCGCTATTTCTAGCGGCTCGATACCCTCAAAACTTTGCAGGGGGTGGCAAACATTTAACTCGTCTGGCTAGCCAGCGCTCGGGGCTAATAGCGTATGTAACGGCTACGCCCCCTAACGACTTTTGTAGAGTTTCGCAACCTCGTTACTAGGCTGTTTGCCTTGTGGCGAACTCGACCCCCTGTAGAGATTCGAGAACTTACTTGCGCCCTCGCCCGCCACCCTCGCGGTGGTAGGTGACGTTGCCGCTCTTGTCGAGCGTGGTGTGCGAGTGACCCTTGCCGTCGGCTTTGCCAGCACCACCGTAGTAGTTGTTGGTTTCGCCGGTCTTGGAATTGGTCTGGGTCTTGACCTCGCCGCCCTTGCTTCCGCCGGACGTTGAACGGGTGACGGTGGGCGCTTTGTCCGTCCCTTTCTCGCCCGACTTGTTTGTACCAAAGAAGCTCACGAGCTTCCCCTTTCGGTTGGTATTGCGGTTGAACTGGTGGGGTACTCTCTACGTGTGAAGTAGATTGCGCCTATCATAGCACAAACATAGTGCTTGTGTCAATACTTTTTACAGACTTTTTTTATTATCTTTTTTATATCTGTTGAATCGCCGGGGTAGCGTTGTTTTGTGGCACTTGGGTGGGTATATAGTGCATAGGCGGGTAAACAATTACAGGTTGATTAGCGGCTTGCCATAACCATACTAAATCTAGTATCAACAGTATTGTCAATATAGCCATAAGCACTTGATATATTCGTAAGGTCATTTATTTTCTCTTTCTAAGTAAGGTCTTTCTTCTGCCATTGCTTCGGTTATAACTGTAACCACTACATTCGTATCAACTAAATTAACGTGATTCTTCTCGGCTAATATTTCTTCAACTGCCGCGTCAAACTCCGGGTCGTCGTAGCCCTCTATAAGATTACTTTCGTGTATGTGTTTTTTCATAATCTTTTACTACCTTAATAACATCATCAAAGCTTTGCCCTCTATACAATTCGCCAAAGCCCTCGCCAACAATCTCAATAGCTTCAAAGCGCCCACCCATTTTATCGTACATTTCGCCAATCATCTCGCCGGCTTTTTCTCGTTCTTTACTGGCTTCTGGGCTAGTCGGTTCGTTACTAAAGCACGGCATAATACCTAGATTAACTACACTGTACATACGCCCATTATCAAACTTTAGAATAAAACCTCTACCATCTTTTCGTTTAATCTTTTTCATACCCGCTTTTTCCTACTAGTTCTTAGCTTTATAAGTTCCCACGTTTGCTGGTCAGATACTTCTAAGCTAAATAGAATTGACAATATGCCATAAAACACAAGGTCGCGCATTGCCCAACCTCTAAAATAAGCCCATACAAACATCACTGAACTGGCTACGAATAAGATTACCCATAAGCTTTTTTCTAATTTACTACCATAATCATTCATTCTTCTAACTCCTTTATATACCCGGGCTTAACCACAACCTTTTCGGTTAGTAAACTTTGGTTTTTATACAACGCTACGTACATCTGATTATCAAATAGTAATGGTTCAAACCATAGTTCATATTCGTCATTGTCACCGAACTTGAAGCTAAAGCCTAGTTCACCCTCAAGCGTATAGCCATCAAGTAAAGCTTGCTCTGTGGTTTTCATTTCTTTGCCTTTGTTAATTCTTTAGCCCAAGCAATCTGGTCTTTGATTATTTTATCTACTAGCTTGCCGTAGTCGTCAAGCAAGGCACGCAGGGTATTATTAAAATGCTCAGACATTATAAACATAACGAACCACATTAGTGCTAGCGAGAAACCAAGCACTGCTTCACCATTCTTAGCCAATAGATTTTGCACAATACTAAATACTAAAGCACCAGCTACAATCGCTTGTAATATATAATTTAGAACTTTACTTTTCATTCGGGTTACCTCTCAACTTTAACTTAATATGATACTTAAGATTCTGCCAAAAACTCACCCTACTAATTTTTAAATTTAGTAGATTATAACTCATTGGCACGGTTCTGTGGGTCTTTTTAATGTACAATTTTCTACTCATTCCATAGCCTTTTCTGCCCATAGCCTAGATAATTACGCCACTCTTGTTCTGCCCAGCCACGTTTCTTAGCAACTGCATACTCGGTAGGTGGAAATTTCTTTTGCTCATTTTGTATCTTAGCCCGTATGCGCTTCACATTGTCTTCGCGCGGTAGCTTGTTTAAGTCTATAAGCAGTACGAATTTAGACTTACCCTCGCCTTGTATCAGGTGGCTGTAGAATACTTGCCATATTACCCGGGTTAGAACTATGTCGTCGTTCCGGGTGTCAGGGTATTTTTCTAGGCAATGTAGTATTTGGGTTTCGAGTTTTTGCTTTTTCATTTAGACCGCCTAACTGTTTGGCACTTATTACAGCGATAGTAGTTTATGCCGTTGTGGGTAAAGCGGCTTTCCTTGGAGTGATTACAGAATAAACCTTTAAACATCTTAATCATTGCTATACCTCTTTTCATATTTACTAATATGTTTGTCTGCTTCTTCTAGAATATCTTGTAGAATTGGGTAGGGTATAACTACTTCAAAACACCCAGACCTATAAAACATAGTCTTCTTATCTTTAAAAAGTGCAGCGCCTTTTTTTGTAGTCATAACCGAAGCTAGCCCATCTTGAATAACAATCGCATAGCCATAATCGGTCTTGTCCACTTTCATTTTGTCGTACTTTTCAATTGTCTTGGTCATTTTTTTTACTCCAATCATCAGGAAACTTGTGGCGAGAATTAACAACTTCCCAAATCATTATTGCTAATAGTCCCGCTAGTACACAGCTAATAACTAAACAAAGTGAAATTAACCAAAGACCATAGGTGAATAACAGTACTGCCACCCATAACATCATTGCGCCGACAGCTACAATAAAAGCACATACCAGTAGCCAGAAAAAGGTTATTAGCTTACTCACTTTGTAAACTCCTATCTCGTGCGCGCCAGCCGGCATTATAGCCAGCGAAGTAGTCTTTACTACGTTTCTTTGGTGTAACTCTACTAAACTCTACTTGTGGGTAAGCGGCTTCGAGTTTACGTTTACAAGTTGGTTGCGAGCAATCCATAATCTTTGCTATACCATTTATACTATGCCCGGCAAGGTAAAGCTCGTAGGCTTTTTTAGTATCAAACCAATCCATACTAAAGCTTTCCATCTTTTCTCTTTGCTTCTTCAAATAACTGATTAAGTCTTTTAGATAATACTGGGTCTTTTTTCATCATATTAAATACTTTAAGCGTAGCTCGTTCAGTATCAATCTGGTAGCCAGCTAACATACCGGCAGCAAACGAGCCAAATATAACTATAAATATCATTCCATACCCCCATATCTAGCCATCTCTTTAGCTTCTTTAAGTTGGCGTTTATATTCTTTGAGTTCGCTAGCAGTGTATTTATTCGCCCCGCGTCCACCTCTAGCACCAGCAATACGGGCTAGTTCTGGGTTGGCAGCAAATCCACCGCCCCGGCTTATCTTGCCACCCATAGCACCTATTGTTTGGTAGAAACCCCTACCATATTTTTTCTTGTTTGTTTGAGCGGCTTTAATTCCGCCCTTGATAGTCCCCGGCATTACTTTTTCCCTCTTTTCTTTAATGTTTCTTCTGTTAATCTACTTAGTAAACTTTCATATTCTGCTCGCTTAGATTTGTACATATCGTAGATAATATACATTTCAGCTTTGGCACGAGCGGTTTTCTGTAGGAGTGTCATAGCTTCATTAACTCCGCAATAGTATCGCTTGCTTCTTGCTTAGTTTCTGGTGGCGGTTCTTGGTCAAGCCCCTTTTCTCTTACCAGCTTATCAATCAAGCCTAGTTGAGCCGCGCTTGGTGCGCCTGTCATTGGGGCTTTGGCTTGGTTGTCTAATACCCCCTGTGGCGCGTCTTCTACGTCTTGAGTAAAGAAGTCGCTTAAACAGCCAGTACGCAGCACAGCGTCTACCTGCGCACGTTTCTCGGCTATCTTAATAGCTTTGTTTATATTAAAGTCTGAATCAGTTAGTTCCACTTTGTATGCACCCCTACCCTCGCCAATAATTAAACCTTTGGTGTCAACCAGTTCACAAACATAAGCCACAATGCCGGGCGTGTCACCAAGCATATTACAAGTGTCTTCGTCTTTGCGAAAGGTTGGACGCACTTTGAATAACGAGCAAAACTTTTCAGCGCCGGGCTTGAGTAGGCTTGGCTTACTTACTGCGCCCTTGATTGTGATTGAGCCATAGTCTTTGCCACTTTCCATATTATTATCAATATATTCATTGATTACTTTGCGCAGGTCTTGGTCACGGGTCATTTGGCGCTTGAGCTGGGCTGCACCTGCCATTACAGCACGGGGTATTACAGCCACCGGCTCTGCAATCTCAACTTCTGCGATAGCTTCTTTAGTCATTAGTAACCACCTATGCCGTCTTCGCGCATTGAATCGCGCAACTCGTCAGCCCGTTCTTGCTCTCGCTCTGCCATAGCTTGAATATCTTGAGCCGCTTTGTCACCAGACTTGGCTATAGCCTTGGCGTGGCTAAGCTGTTTGCCTAGGGCTTCATATATGTCATTCTCTGGTGGGTCAAAATTACCCCACTGTCGTTCGATATTCTCTAAATATTGGTCGTTACCATTCATTCTTAATACCCTTTCAAAATTAGACTATTTTGTACTGTCTATATTACTCTTATACTTGTTAAATGTCAATAGATATTCAGTACTTTTTGTTGACTTTTTTATACAACAAAACCAGATATGAACACCGTCTTCTATCCCTCATATATTCTAGGAATCTGATTTAGTATTTATACCCTCATTTATTAGAACTCTTATAAGCAAGTGAGGTCGCGGGTCGCAGACGGTGGGCGTTGCCCGCACTATCATCTGCTTACAAGCAAGATATTTAGTAAAAGGGCTTAGGGCGAGGGGCTGAAATCGCTATAAAACAGCCCCTCTAGTGTGAGTGTGGGGACACTAGAGTAACCCCACCCAAAACCCTTTTTATTTATACAGCAGAACTCCTTGTAAACTACTGTCGAGGTTTATGCTTTAGACGAAAAAACCGCTTGAACAGCGGCTTTCGTTTCTAATGACATTGATAATATCAGTATACAAAAGCCACCCTCTTTTTGTCAAGAGATAATCTCTACTAAAGTGACTTTTCAATGTCAAAAGAAAAGTCTTTATCATTGTATACCCAAACTTAAAAACCGCGCAAGAGCCTGACGCGGTGAAAATATTTTTCTTGAGTAATTTCGTAGTTCACATTACTAATTTGTACTAAGTTTTAGTCTTTGAATACTAATAAGGGGTACTTGCTCTTACCGTTATCATACTCCTATTCGTGAGAAAATATATATGACTCTAGTGAAGGGAGTGTACCTTGCTGAATACGCGCTGTACCTATTGCAACAAGAAAATTATCAGCACGTTCCATAAGAAAGTTCTACATTACTGCGGGCGCACTCGCACTATGTTCGTTATAACCAAGGACGGTCAAAAGCTCGCTCGCGAAGAAGACCTGAAATGATTTGTCCATTCTGCCACCAAAGGAGTGAAGTAATTGGTCTATTCGTCCACGCCGAGGTGCATTTCTGTGAAGTCACAGAGAAAGTGTGGTATACGAACCGTGTCATATGGTCAACCGACTTCAAAGAAATCACAGTCGTCGAGAGAGCCAGAAAACCGGCTGCGTCTAGAACGCTTAGACCGCCGTTTAGCCGCTCTTTACAAACAATCTGCCCGCCTGCAAAAGAACATTCAAATAATCCAGCGTGAGCGCTCTAGCGTATTAAGAGAGCTACACGAGGGTTAGTCGCTACCTTGGGGCTACTCCCCTAGTTCCAAGAAGTGCGCAGCTTGGTAGTTCCTAGCGCAGAAAAAAAAGGAACTACCACACACCCTGTTTTCCACAGGGTTTTTTTATTCTGCTTCACCAATTAACATACCTATTACACCGCCCACGAAGAAGCCAACAGAAAAGCCCATTATCGTAAAGATAAGGGCTTCCCACATAGCTATTGACAGGCTTCGCAACTGTCGGGGTTCAGTATGCTGCACACCAACCCCTCTAAAAAATCTGGTTCTTCTGTTTTGGTTTCTACTTTTTCCAGTTTATCAACAGGTTTTTCCACAGGCTAACTCATTGAGTTAGGTATGTTTTTGTTGAACACGTCACTAGCAGTCTTTACTACAAAGTAAATTACTGGTGTAGCGATACCAAAAGCCATATTATCTTTAGTCACATAAGCTAGAACACTAGCCAACGCGCCTGATATTATTAGGTAAACTAAACGCTGAACACCTTTGCCCCAGCTAGTTTGCCAGAACGAAATCTTAGTTGATTGTGCCATAATTAAATACTCCTTAAATTAAGTTGTTTACTTCTATTTTACCTCAAGCCCACCCAAACAATTGCTTAATAAATTGTATGAATAGCTGCCAAAAAGTAGGTGTTGGGGCGTTCGGGTCTGGTGGGGTTTGTGGTTCGGTAGGTATCGGCTCAGTGTGTAGTGGTTCGGCTAGTGCGTTAAAACTCAAATCAGTACCGTTATAGACGTTTAAATCTACATTGCCCGTAATACCAGCTAAAAGCCCTGTCGAGCTGTACTGGTGCATTATAGGCTCTTTATTGAGTGGTGTGGCTGGTAGTTTGTCGCCGGGCTTAATACCGTAGTGTGCGAGCCAAAGCTGACGGTTAGTGCCTATGAATACGTGGTCAAGCCCGGGGTGGTTATTGGCGTAGTCGAAGTACGTGTATAAGTGGCAAGGTCTACCAGTTAGTTTTTCAGTTTCGTTTATAAAGTCTAGCGCCCATTGTGCTATATTGTCGCCCTGTTCTTCTAGGTCAAGCCAGAGTGAACCGGACTTGTCAACAGTATTAGCGAACGCTTGGGCTTCGGCTTTCGCGTCTAGACTAGGGTAGCCATACCAATACGAGCCAAACGGTATGCCACAAGCTTTTATATTGTCAGCATATTTAGGGTCAGCGTTGGCAGGCTGTTTACCGCCGTAGCTTACGCCAGTATGCCCGGCTTTGACTATTACGAAATCAACTACCTTTTTACTCCAGTCAATATCGCCTTGGTGTGCAGATACATCAATACCCCATAAACCCTTAGCTGGGTTTTGGCTGTAAGTAGGTGGGGCAGGAGTAGGTGGCGCGGCTGGTGGTACATAATCTGGCACGTTTGCAGGTGTAGCTTTGGTTTGAACATAGCCGTCAGTTACCCAGCCTTTATCTGTTTGATACCATATATCTGTATAGCCCCATTTGCCGTCTACGTTTTCGCCTTTGGTACGAGCCAGTAAGGTTATATGCTCTTGGTCATCATAGTACCAAGGGTAGGTTGAGGTAGTATTTGGTTCAGTATGCGCGCGCAAGCCTTGCCCTTGTACAATTCCCTCGTTATCTGCTAGTGGTGGGGTAACACTTTTAAAGGTTAGCCAGCCAGAACAGCCGTTATAATTGTAGGTTTTGACGTGTGCGCCACTACCGCCCGGGTCATTCTCTTGAAACATATCAAAAGTGTTAGTATCTGCTCGCCCAGTACAGACACCAGTATGACCGTAGCCACCGCCATAACGACTATCAAAAACAATAATTGCGCCGGCAGGTGGTACACCACTTGGGGTATTGGGTGTCCAATCAAAGAAGTCAGGGCGAGAGCCAGCCATATCTTTAGCAGCCGCTACCGGAAATACTGGGCAACCACTTACGCCATTCGCTTGCGCCCACTGTTGAGATAGACTTACGCACTGCCCAGTTATACCACCGCAACTCGGTACAAGCTGCCCTTGCCATTGATTGATAAATTCTTGAATTGTCATACAAACCTCACTTTCTAATTACTATTTCAAATAATGCGAATAAGTTAAGTAACATTGAGATGATTAGAGCCATAAACCCAATCCACGTTTTCATTACTTTAGAGTTCTTAATGCCGTCAATGTCTTTGTCTTGCGACGCGTTCTTAGATTCAAACTCTTTTTTGAATATGTCAAAGTCAGCTTTCTTTAAGAAACCATCATCAATTTTCGTGCCAAGGGTATCGAGCTTTTTCTCAATACGGTCTTGCCCGGTTTGTAGGGTATTAACTTTGGTTTCTAACACTGCTAACCTTTCCACTTCTTTTTCCATATCATCACCTATGTCTGGCTTACCAGAAAGCCAGTAAAGTAATTATATCTACTATCACCAACCTGTAGAGCTTTTGCCGAACTAGCATATATATAAACGTCCCAAGTATCGTTAGTAGCCGACTGTGCTAGTATACTACCCCCAATCATTTCGTCCGAGACGTTACCATTCGCAACTTCTGCAAATCTCCTGTAAATAGCCCCATTCTTATACAACTCAAGCGCTAGGTCTACACCGGCAGCACCTACAGCCACTTGAACAGCCGAGCTGAATAAGTAAAAGCCTGCGACTGGTGCAGTATATGTACCTGTTGCAAAATTACCATTAGTATCAAAAATTTCTGTGTCCCATACTATTTTTGCAAAAGTACCGTTCCCGGTGTTAGCCGCCGCATTTCGGCGAACATTAAACTTATAAGGGTTGGAAATAGTGGTTGTGTTCAAAGCTAGGTTAGCAATACCAGTACCGTCATTCATTGCCGCGTCATTACTCCAAAGCAGATTCCACTTTGTAGTAGTAGGCTGTTCACCAGCCGTAAAAGTTTGTGCAGTGTATGTCATACTGTGTACTCCCTAATAACAATAGATGATTTGGTAATAGCACCGTATTCTCTACCGCCCGCCGAGCCATTAAAAGTTAGTGTACCACCACCATTAGTACCGGCTCGCAACCTAAAAGTTGTGGCTGACGTTGTACCTGCTACCATTTCGTGCCGTGTAACAACCATTCGCCCAATACTTACGGCTGCCGCGTCAGGTACGGGTGATATTCCCACCGCCAGAGCATTCGCTGTAGAGTCTTGGAAAAGCGCAGCGGCAATTGTACAGACGGCACTATTAGCTAAGTAAGAAATAACCTCTATTACAAGTATATTGGTGGCACTTCTCGGAGTGATTGCTTGGGTCATAAACTCTGTACCCTCAGTTATTTGGGGTATAGTATCATCTCGAGGTATTGCGGTTGTGCCAGTGGCTACCGCCGTAGTTACGTTTTGAACCATTTGTACACAAGTACCGCTCGGCAAACCAGTGCCGTCGTGCATACTCGCGTCATTGTCCCAGAGCTGTTGCCATTTGCTAGAGCTTGGAACTTCACCAGCGACAAAAGTGTTCGCTTGGTAGCTCATTAGCTCACGTCCTTAGCTGTAAAGCTTTCCATAATAACTTTCTTACCCTCATATTTAACCTTAGGCACATACTTACTATCTGCAATTTGTTTGGCAATACCGGCTTCTTCGTGCGGCATTAGTTGAAACGGTCTGTTACTAGTAGGCACTAAAGCTTTTTCAATGCTAGCTAGGCGCGTATCATTCCCACAAGTACACTCATAACCAACCATAGGCGACCCATCTGTTTGCATATCTAAACGCACTCTGCTAGCCAAAAGTTTTTCGCCAATCGGTATTACCGTTACGCCCCGTTTGTCTTTTTGCATTCCGAGACTATCACCCATAACTTCAATGGCAATGTCGGTTTTACATTTATCACAAGTGATTACTTTTACAGAGCTAGCCTGCGCTCTATAAAAATCGAGCATTTCTTTTTGTTGTGCTGTGTCTACTTGTGGTACGTTTATCATAGTATTACCTTTCGCTTATATTATATCTGTTAAAACATATTTCTATTATGGCGCAATCGCCCCTGTACCAATTGTACCAGTGCCAATTACCATATAGTTAGCGGGTGCGCGATATTCTACGATTAGCTCTTGCTCGAGGTTGCTATCGCGTCCAAGTTTGGTTTTAATTCCGGTTACGAACATTTGCATAGTCTCGCCGGTCTCAGTCATATAGACACTTACATAATCACCAATTTGCAGTGCCGGGTTAGCAAAGTTTTGTAGCTTATAGCGACGATAGGGTTGCTTATAATCGTTCACCAGATTGTAGGCAAGGGCATAAGCGGTTGAGTAGTCTTGAATAAGTTTATTGTTTATCTCTAACACCTTGCCGCTATTAGCCGGGTTTGTACCGTACTGATTGATACTGGTTTGGTCGTTATAACGCACAACAACCGGGCTAGTTACGCTCGCAGGCGTACCCCAAACTACAATTGAAGTTAAGTACATTGCGCTTGAATAGGTATTATGGAACGTAAACTCAACCGAACTACCGTGAAAACGATTGCTGGTTAGAGTTACATAGCCCGAACCGTCTACGCCAGATAAGTCACTAGAGGTATTAGCAGTGAAGTAACTGTCTGAAATTGCAGTACTACTATAGCCCGGTACAGTATAGCTAGGTAGTGGGGTATCGCCGTAAGTATCAGTAAAGTTAATTGGCACAGTTACATAGCCCCCGGCTGGTACGGCAATGGCTGAGTTGGTCGAACTATAGACGCTTTGTTTGGTTTGTACAGCTCGTGGGTAGGCTGTCACTTGTACGTCATTTATAAGTGGGGCAGTTTGGTATTCAATATCGCGCAGGTTTTGAACTGTAAAGTTAGCTTGTAAACCAATTCCAGAACTAGTAAATAAGTGCTGTCTATTCCAGAAGCGAATAATACCATTCTCACTTACGAACATCATACCCTGTTCGGCTTCGCAAATATCGGCGAATATGTCGCCGAGTTTTCTATTAGCAGTCGTCATAAAGCTAATAGCCGGGTTTACGCTAGTATCTAGACTGAATTGATTAGCACTAAAGCCAGCGCTCACGAGCAAATCTTGCATAATAACGTCGGCTTTTGCATTGACATATATGCCAGAATAGGTCGTACCACTAGCCAGCACTGTCGTGCTGTTTAAGTTATTCATAACGTCAAAGGCGTGCAAGGTCATTTTCCTATCGCCCAGCGTTGGTTCTGGTTGCCCAGTAAAGCCGACAAACTGTTGTAAGCTTTCGCCGTTAAACCCAACAGCAACTTTCATTGGTCTAAATGGCAGTATGCCTGAGCCAATTGTAGCGTCGTGCATTGGCGTGAATAAGTTACTAGTGTTATCTAGTTCGACATCAGCCTGAGCCATAAACGTGCCATACGGGTATTGTCCAATCGCTCGGGCTACAGTCCAGCTTAGTACATAGGCAGAGTAGTCAGTGTATTGGTACTTGTCCCAGAACGTAACAAAACTACCGCCACCCTTAATAATATCTGTGCCGCCAATTGTACTCGCACCAATAGTAAAGAATTGCGTACCACTGGTAATAGTTTCTTGCCAGCTAATTTGCACACCCTGATTAACCAGACGATAAGAACTGGCTTGTGCCTGCGCCCAGCCTGAGCTAGTCGTCTGCATAATTTAAATCTCGCGTATCTTTAATTGCAAATTGGTAAGTAAGCTACCACCTTGAGTGTATTGGCTATCTACATAGCTAGGTAAACCAGAGAATGTGAATACTCCACCCGGCTTATTTGATTGGTCATTGTAGTAGCTTATACCAGAGCCAGTACTGAAAAGCGCTGTCACTACTTGGTAGTCGCTAGAGGTCATCATAGTCCATTGCAAAGTGGCTTGTTTTTTCTGCCCCATACGGTTGCGTTGCATAGAACCATCAACCGCTGTTTGGTCGGTTTGTATCTGTAAGTATTCTTCGGTCAGCATTGTTGGTTGTAATACGGTTGTGCCGTTAAGTTGAATCATAGTATTATACTCCTATGAATAGCGGGCAATTCAAGAAAGGTCAGCCATCTGTCTTTAAAGGCAAACTTAGACCTAATATGACTGGCGAAAACCACCCTTTGTGGAAAGGCGGCAAAAGGGTAACTAACTTTGGTTATGTTCAGATTAGAGTTAATCGTAAAAGTATTCTTGAACACCGTTATATTATGGAAAAACACCTTGGTCGTAAACTTACAAAACAAGAACACGTCCATCACAAGAACGGCAATAAAATTGATAATAGACTTGCTAACCTTGAAGTTATAAACCCCTCTAAACACGCCAAGATACACGTTGTTAAACAGTGGAAAAAGAATGGTAGTCTTAGAAAATTGTATGATTGATTTTTTCATTGCACCTCAACCCCGCCAATTTGTGGCAGTTGAACATTATGGGCGTGGGCTTCGCGTACTAACTCGCGCCATAGTTCCTTAGCAATCTCGCGTTTCTCGGCTGGCATTCCGGCGTACATACCAATATTAGCTGTGGCATTAACTGTTACAGATGTGTTTTGGTGAGTGGTGCTTTGATTTGTACCGCCGCTAGCCAGTGCAGCTATACCGTCTTGTTGGAAAGTACCTTGAGCATTCACCTTAACGTCGCTACTTAAACCACTTATAGCGTCTTGTACAATGTTTGAAGTACCATTGATACCGTTAGCTAAGCCCTGCCCTATGTTTTTACCTAAGTCGTGGAATACTTTAGATGGTGAGCTTATACCTAGAGTATGTTTTATTGTATTAACCACGTTCTGGGCAATATTTCTAGCAGTGTCCCATATAGCATTAGCCATTGCGCCGATACCATTTATCATACCCTGTATCAAATCTCTACCCGCGCCGTATAATAAACCGCCAAGTGCGCCAAGTGCGCCCGCAATACGTCCGGGTAAGCCAGCAAACCAAGCACCAATCTGGTTGATAACTCCGCCCACTACCCCTAGCCAGTAGTGAAATGCCATCTGTGAAAGCATTATAATAGCTTTAATATTCGCAATTGCTAAGTTCACTTGGTCAACCAAGTTCCAGAAGAACAGAATAGTATTTTGCAAAGCCATTACAATCCAATTGAATGCACCACCAATCCAGCCACCAACTAATACACAGATATGCCCGAAAGCAAACATAGCGTCCATACCAGAACTAACCGAGTTTGCGAACTTGTCTATGTCTTCTGGCTTCACATTAGAAACGAAATCAAGAATGCCTTGTACAAGTTGGGGTAGCTTTTCTACAATCTTATCGAGTACCGGCTTGAATCTGTCCATAATAACTTGAATGCCCCCTTGCTTATCAATCCAAGCATTAAGCTGCCCTATTAGGTTAGTAAGAACCGGCATTAGAGCATTACCAATTGTGAGTTGTACGCCCTCCCAAGCTTGGTTCAAGTCCTTTGTGGCTATGGCATTTTTACGTACAGCTTCGACGTTATCTTGAGTTAAGATAATACCCATTTTCTTTGCGTGTTCTTCAATAGCCATAATACCGTCACGACCCTGCAACAGCACTGGTATTAAGTCTTTACCAGAGCGCCCGAACAGTTGCATAGCAACGCCAGCGCGTTCGCTCTCAGGTACTACACCATTTTTGAACTTATCAGCAACGTCTAGCAATACATCATTCATACCACGCAAGTGTCCGCTAGCGTCTTTTACGCTTACACCCAGTACAGATATAGCTTTAACCCCAACGCTTTCACCGTCTTGCACGTTGAGTAAATGCTTTTCAAAGATACCAAAGGCTTTACTCGCGTCGTCTGCACCCATACCGAACCGTTGAAATACAGCAATTAGCCCCGAACCTTGCTCGGCAGTAAACCCAAATTGGCGCTGCAACTTTAAAGTGTCAGTGCCTAAATCGGTAGTAGTCTTCATTACATCTGTAACAGCGTCTTTGAGCATTCGAGCGCCGGCTTCGGCGGCAGCAAAAGCCGCTTGCCCTACAGCAACAGCGGCAGCCATCTTACCAAAACTCATTCCGGCTTGCTGGGTTTGCCCGGAAACCTCGCCCATTGCAGACTTGAACCCGGTGGCGTTACCGCCTATTCGTACTTCGAGGTTTTTAGTTTCGTTCATTGCTGCTTTCTAATTCCTTTTGCTTAAGTGCTTCTATACTCATTATAATAAGAAACTTACTTATTTTATCGTATGGCTGGCAATAAAGTTCGTCTATTGTCCAGCCAAACTTTTCACAAAGCCGGTATTCTACAAGCTCGATTGGCGGGTTATTAACCACACCGTCAGTGTTTAGGCAGGTGTAGGCGTGCTTGTAGAATTTTTTTTTGCGTCTTCGTCTTGAACGATACCACCTGCTTCGTTCATTAGAAGTACCGCGTCTGCTTGGTCTAACTTGTCAATGTTGTCTGCGTTGATTGGCAGAACCTCGCCTTTATCGTCGTCTAGATTCCACGACTTAATAATGGTCTGTAAGAATACATCTGCTTGGGCAACAATATCTGGTTCGCCAGTTTCATTTAACTTGGTAAACTTTTTAATATCGCCATACTTCAAGTCAGTAAGAATCTCTACCCAATAATCAGGGTTGGTTAGGGGTATTTTCTTAGTAGTACTCTCGTTGAAGTAACCCATTAGATGTACAAGCTCTTAGTATTCTGCAAGTTCATATCGACAGACTTGGCATTAACTGCGTCATACTCAGCCTTTGCCTTGCCTTTTTCAGCGAAGAAGTTAGACAAGCCAGTTTCAAAATCCATACTGTCAAAGTGTATCTGGTAGAAGTTGGTTCGCAATAGTTCGCTATTACCGCCACCTAAACCAGCACCAGTAAACGTAAGGCTCGCACACTGCTTGCTTACATTGTAGTAGCTGTTACGGTCTGTAGTACTTTCAAAGTAGAGCATAAAGTCTAGCTCTGCTTCAAACTCGTGTACGTTTACAGTGTCAGGGGCATTGTTACCGTGTCTAAATACGGTTTCTACATTGTTTTTAATGGTCACAGTTGCTTCGTGTGGCTTAAGATTAGCAGCACTTTGCGCGGCAGCAACACTTGAGCCAAAACCTAGAGCTGCATTTTTAAAGGTAAACAAGTTACCGCTTGCAGTTGTACCAGTTCCAGAAGTGGTATCGTTTGGAAAGCCGCCTTTTAGAGTAGCTTTAGCCGTAGCCAAACCGTCTTTAACCGTCATTGAAAGTGTGTCTACTGCGACATTGGCAAACTGTTGGCTATCAACGCCGGCGCGGTTACTGACAACAGTTAGTGTTTGCGGGGTATTGCTATTGTTGCGGGTCATAGTGTGTAGATACACACCCCCACCTTGGCTAGCAACGCTAACAGTTCCCATTGCACCTACCATAAAGTAGCCAGCAATCTTACTGTCTAGGTTAATTTCTACGTCGCCCTCACTCCAGCGCTTGCCCGGTACAGCACCGTAAGTTTTTTCTCTGATTGAATTTGCTGATTCTATTTCGATACTATCTTGCTTAGCAATGAAAGTATTATTTACGAATGGGGCGTAATCTGTAGGAGTAACAGGTACTCCAGCAGTAGCTTCTAGAGCTACGCCAACCCAGCCTTTTCGTCCTATATTTAAACTCATTTTTATTACTCCTTAATCTTTACTATTATTATTATATCTGTTTTACGCAACTACTATTACATCAAGCGTTATGATAGCCGTTCGTATATCTACACTCGGCGCTTGAATGAAACCCCACTTGAAAGCAATTGGCTTACACCAATTACAACTACCAGTTAGGTTATAATCTGCGTCGAAAGCAGCAACCAATTCGTCTTCTAGTTGCATAAGTATACGCTCAGCGCTCTGCTCGCCTACCTCTAAGCGCTCTTGCATAAGCCGAATATCAAATAGATAGTGGCGTTCGTCCCGGCTGGTATCTGCAAAACTACCTTGGGTTTCAGAGCGAAATACCACCGCGCTTGGGTAGCCTTGGGGTGTTGAGTTAGGGTAGTCGTACACATACTTAAGATTAGTGCTGGCATTTAGTATGCCTTTAATCTTGGCGAGTATATTTATAGTGGTATTTGTTGCTGTCATATCGGTTTCCTTGCTAGCTGGCGCACCATCTCTGTGCCAATATCGCTAATAATCTTATCAATTTTAGGGTCAACAGTTTTCTTAGCGCGTCTAAAGAATGGGTTAGCGCGCATACGCTTCGTACCAAATTCGACATATACACCGTAAGGCGTTTTGAGTGGGTCTGTGCCAACGACTGCAAACGTATCGCTTATATTAGCGAATACGCCCTGTTTAAGCGCGCCTGTGAGTATAGGGGCTTCTTGGCGTACCTCGTGTTGCAAAAGCTCGGCACTGTCCTTGAGCGCCTTTTTAGTGAACTGATTTATACCGGTAGCGCCCGCAGCGTGAGCTTGGGCAACAAACTGGTCTAATTCGTGTAGGTCAATTTCTACGTGCATTACCGTGTTCTCTTTTCTAAGGTTAATTCATAGTGCTGCCCCATACCGAAGTCGTACACTTCACGCCCGCGCACATAGTAGGTATCGCTCGTACCAGATACAGTCAGCTTCATATTCTCGATTACACCACTAGCTAGAGTGAACGCCCGGTACATTTTGAACGGTTGCCCATCTGACATCATTGTAAACTCAGCGCTTGCCGGCTGTATGTTCATTGTCACATAAGCGCCGAGGGCAAACCCTGAATAGGTGGTATAACCCTCTTTATCGGCATTGTTAGCGTCAGGGTTTAAGTTTGCTACTAGTACACTTTTGTCTAGTATCATTAGAACACCACATTGCGGGTGTAGCCCCCGTTGATTAGTATGCTCTCAGCTTCTTCAACCAAAGCACTCTTGGTGTAGTTACTGCGGTAGTACACTTCTTCATAACTACCCTGCTTAAAGCTATATACTCCTTTAGGGTTATTGCGGGTATTGAGAACGTGGCGGGTAAGTAGGGTAATAGCTTCGGCTAAATCAGGTGGGCAATTGGCTCGTGTCCAGCCGCCTATATAATCAATCTCATAAAACATATTAGCCCCGCGTAAACTTAGTAAGTTTGTACTACCACCCGCCATATACGTACCGGTCATTGTTAAAAACAGATTAGGAAATACAACCCGGCTTTGTGGTTGCGGTATTTGGTAATAGTTCGTACTGCCTTGGCTTAGCGTCATAGCGCTACTGAAACCACCTTTAACAAGTCGTATGGCGCTCAGCGTTACTATTGGTTTACGTTCTACCCATATACTCAGCTCACCATTGTTACTTATTAAAGCTCTGTCGCTTTCGGCAGTAACGGTTTGTAAATCAAAACCAGATACATTGCTAATACTCGCAGCCATAGCTTGCGCGCGCGACAAGATACCGCTTACTGTAGCAGTGCTAAAACCAGTAAGGTCTAAATCTGGTGCGAAGTTCGCTAAGTCTGTTTGTGTAAGTAGGTTTTGGTTATTCATAATTTCCTTGTTAATGGTTACGGCTCTAGGCTGCAACGCAGCCCAGAAGCCCTAAACATTATTTCTAGGCTAAGCCAGAAATTTTGTATTGGAACGGTTCGCCAATTACTTTTAGAACACAGGTTTCGTATACACGAGATACTAGACTGTGGTTAGCAGTTGGAACGTCGTAAACACTCATACTTTCTAAGTCTTCCATCTCTACCCAGTTTTCACCAGATAAATCGGTAACTGTCAAAAGATAAGCATATGCGCCAACGTATCGGCTGGTAACAATCTTTATCATACTGCCTGAAACCGCATTAACGATTTCTGAAAGGTGTACACCACCTTGAGCAGAACCTTGATTATCAACAACGATTCGTTGAATTGAACCTGAACCCTGCAAGTCGTCTGCAAGTGCGCGGTTTTCACGAGCGCTACATACGAGATGTGTTGGGTTGTCTGCACCGGCTGTATAAAGGGTTTGTGCGTAACTAGATACACCAGAACTTGTTAGCAAGCTAGCAGAGCCACTATTAGTGGTAATACTTTTAGCTAGACCATCAAACTCGGTAGAGGTTGTTACGGTATCACCATTCAAGATACAGTCTTCTTCACCTAAAACTACTTCGAGGGCTTTAATCTTTTCTTCGTGCATTCGCACATCTTCTAAAGCACTACCTCGGTTATTAGCAATTTGCTGTCGTCCAATTTCTACATCACGACCAAGGTTCTTATAGGCTGCGGTTGCAAGGCTATAAGTTTGGGTGGTAGAACTTGGAGTTCCAGCGTCGGCAAAACCTACGCGTGTACCAGTACCACCGGCTTGTGGGTCAAGTCGGCTAGTTAGTTTACGCCAAGTAGCAATTTGTCCAAATCCTGCGGTTCGTGGAAAAATATTACGAACTGGTGCAGTAGTTGGTACAAGGTGCTTGATTACTGGGTCTAGATTCTCAGGTGAGTAAATAGAGCGAGTAGGTGGCGACATTGTGTAGGTTGTAGCTGTAACAGCTTTCGAAATTTTGTCGTCTACTTGCGACAATATTGTGTCAACGTCCATTTCCATTTTGATTACTCCTTTTTAGTTTCTTTATCGTCTAACAAGCCTTTTTGATTGGCTCGGTAAAGTGCGTTATAGACTTCGTTACGTTCTTGTGGTGTCCCCGCTTGTGGGTCAGCCATCAATTCCGCTTGCCGTTCTTGCAGTTTTGATACTTCTGCTTGTTCGGTATCGACTTCTTCGCCGGCTTTACTAACGTCGTGATAGCTTGCTTTGACTTTGCTTGCTGCTGGTAGCTTTTCTAACACACCAATACGGTCTTCTAGAGCTGAAAGTTGCTCTACTTTACCGTTAAGCTCGCTTACTGTTTTCTGCAAATCGTTCATAACGTCTAATTTTTCGAGTAGAGTATTGACTGATTTTTCCAAGCCTTGCGGTTTGGTACTTTTTTTATCAGCTTTTACATCTACTTTGGTCTTACCATCAGCTTCGTCCTTGGCGGTTTCGTCCGCTTCGTCTGCTTCTGCGCCAGCTTCTTCGTCACCCTCTGGGGTAATTTCAGTTGCAGTTACGGCATTCTCTGCACTCTCGCCCTCGGCTGGGCTGTCGTCTTCTTTAACCTCGCCATTTTCGTCGCGCTCAACGCCGCCGACTACATTCTTTTCTACTTCTACTTTTTCTTTTTTGCTTTTTACTATTTTGGTTTCTTCTGCACCCTCGGTCTTTTCGACTTCTTTTTTCTCTGCCATCTTTTTACTTCCTTTCTTAAGATTGGTTACTTTACTAGCCATTGCTATTGCGCTATCTAAAGCGTCGTCTGGCTCGGTTAGCTCATCTACAATTGCAGCTTTAATTGTAGCTAAAGCAGCGTTCAAGTCATCTACGTTTTCGCCCTCGTATTGCTCGCCCATAATATAGCTGGCAAAGTTACAAGCTAGGTCTAGCAAAAACCCAGCGGCATACATATCTTTTTTAATTTCTTGTTTACTCATTGATTCCTTTCGCTTGCTTACATTCTCATTATAGTTTGTAGTTTCAGTTTCCATTGGTGACATATATTTTTTAACCCACCATAATTCCGAGTAAGGGTTGCTTGCACGTTCTGGTTCTTCTACGCGTTGAAGTTTGCCATCAATACTTTTTACCATTACCAGAGTTGCAAGGGGGCAAGCTGGGTTATCTACCAAGCTTAGCTCGCCAAGCGTATAATCAAGTATTCTTGTGGCAGGGGTATCGTCACCGCTTGCTGATTTGACGGTTTCGCGAACAGTCTTGTTGACTTTCCCGCCAATTGAAAAACCAGCAAGAATGCCCTCTTTAACTTTGACCCAAGCATTTTCGCCATCAGCGCTCTCACTTATCTTTGCGCCTACTAAAACCTTTTTGTCTTTATCGTCATAGCTAATTTCTAGAGCTTTACCGACAGCCCGGGTTTCGTCGTGCATTTCACGTATGTTACCAGCCCATTCGCCGAAAGCTTTTTTACTAGCTTTATAGTCCACAATATCGCCTTGGCTATCTAAAACCTCAGCAGTCGCATAGCCATAAACCATACGTTTTTCTTCGTCTACTTTACTAATTGGTATATTTAATTGCATAATTCCTCGCTTATATTTCTATAACAAGTATATCTGCAATTTGCAAAAGGTATTATTACATACGGAGTGGCGAGATAATCACCGCGTCGATTACGCCGTTACTATCATCTGTCGTGTATGCTTCGAGTGCGTAAGCAACAGCTAAGTCACCCGGGGTAGTCCCAAGAGTACCAGCAGTGGCTTTACGTCCTATACCAGCACTCGTGAAGTGAGTTATGTAGTCCCCAATCGCAATATCTGTCGTACCATTAACAGTTAGTTGTACTGTTTTGCCAGCTACAATAATGTAGCCATAGGCGTTATTCGATATAGCAGCGGCAGCCATTCCAAAGATGTTAACATCACTGGCAGTTGTACTGGTAGTTACTTCGTCACCAGCGGCTACGGCTTTACGAATAACTAAGTTACCCGCGTTTATCGTACCACCACTAGTATTTTTCATTCTCACTACAAGCCGTGAGGTCGAAGCAGTATCACCTACGTTGTTGTATACAGTATTAACCTCTTGCGCAGCAGCCCCTAAAGTAATTGGGGTAGTGTTGTTGGTTACATTATTGCCAGTAATTGTTTGCCCAGTACCAGCGGTTTCTTTGATACCAGTAGCACAGCCAGAGACTACGTTTCCAACCACCGTGCCACCTGCGCCAGTTCCGGCAGTTTCAATACCTATAGTGCTGGTTGAGTTGCTTGAGGTCACTGTATTGCCAGCAACTACCCCATATGTAGGGTTAAAAGTTGAACTGAAACGTATACCAACTTGGCTTGAAGCCGCCATAAGCACTTGATTACCAGTGACAGTCACGAGGTTTGAATCTAGTGCTATGCCGTAAGAACTCGCAGTAGTACCCATAACAATCATATTATCGGCTATTACACAGTCGTTACCGCCAGAGGTACTAACCGCCATTTGTCCGTTAGCGGCGTAAACGTCTACAGAGTTGCCAACAAAAGTGCCTTGCGTACTGACTGTTGCGGCTTTCAATCCACCGCTAAAGGTGTTATTTCGTATGTCCCAATAGGCTAGTCCGCTAATCCAGTTAGATAGGTTAGTAGTACCTAAGAAGTTGAAGTAACAGTTACTAATAGAGTTTCTTGTTAGAGCTGCCCCCGGCGCACCGTTAAAGCAAATTGAAGCTGAGAAGTCTACGGCTGCCATCAAGAAGTAACAGTTTCTAAAGTGTACGTTTGTAGCGCTATTGCCGTTTAAGTCTACTTGACGTTTATTACCAGCGCCGTCAGTTTGTGAGCGCCAGAATTTAACATTATCGAACGTACAATCATCAATGTAGTCAGCATTTATTTGCCCTTGGGTATAGCCATCTTTAATAGTGATGTTGGCAATTGTTACATTGTTTTTATGAACACCACTTGTGCCAGTGATTGTAAAGTTATAAGCGTTTGTACCAAAGTTAATTATGGTAGCGTCGCGGTTATCACCAACAATTGTAGTGTTACTAGTTAATGCAATCACGCCAGTTTCGGTATAAGTACCCGGCTTAACAAAGATATATTTCTTACCTGCGGTAATAGCAGCACCTAGAGTAGTATAATCACCACCGCTTGCAGCTACTATAGCGTCGTAGGCTGCTTGCCCGCCCGGTGTACTCCAAGCACCCGTACCGTCCATATAGTGAGTGGCAGTATTGTCGAGCTTCTTTAAGAATCCGTGTTTAGAGGTCGAGCTATCATTAGTTGTAATATCTGTAAACGTAACTGTTGCGTCTGTTGCCGGGGCTGTACCTGAAACTGTAGCCCAGTTCAAGCCTGTGGTCTGTGCGCTATCGGCTACTAGTACTTGATAATTAGCACCTACAGTTTGATTGAGTGGGGTAGCACTAGCACTTGCAGCAACCAAATCACCTTTGGCAGCAACTAGGCTTTTAGCAATCTTGGTATCGGCATAGGTTTTGGTAGCCTTTTGAGTAGCTACGCGGGTATCGCTATTGGCAGCTAGCGTACCATCAGTATCGGTAGGGGCTGAACCAGATACAGTCGCCCAGTTAAGTCCGGTTGTTTGGCTACTATCTGAAACCATAACCTGATTATCAGTACCAACAGCCCGGCGAGCTACGGTAGAAGCAGCGGTTGCAGCATATATATCGCCCTTAGTAGTAAGGGTAGTTAGAGCCGGCGCACCCACTTGCCCGGCAGTAGTTGTATGTGGGTTTGAAGTGCTGGCAAGGTGAGTGTCAATCTGGGGGTGGGTATTCGTGCCTATGTTTTGAGCCATTGTGTGGTCAATTGATTGGCGTAGTTTATCAGCCGCGATTGTTCGGCTACTCCAAGTGCTACCACCAGTATCTTTACTAATACCAATAATGTCAGTGGGCTGTAACCCGCTAACTGTGCCGAACTGTGAGAATGCTTTTGTCATTTAAATAACTCCTTTTACTATTATATCTTTAAGCTTCGGTTTCTATAATTAACTGGTTGCCAGCTTCGTCCACCATCAGTACCCCATTTTCAAGCGCTATTTCTTCATTTATAAGGGGTATATCTACGGTCTGGTAGTAGTCGAACTCGCCAGTAAATACGTTTAGTGTATAAGGCATATTAACTCCTTATAACATTAGTTGGGTTATTGTTAGCGTCCCAAGTGATTGTAAGCGTACAGACAGTTTGACCACCTTGCTTATAGACCACGCTGGTAGGGTTATTGTTAGCGTCCCAAGTAGGTACAATCTGGTCAAACTTAAACGGTACTAGACCCCTACTTGTAGGTAATGCCCCATCAGTCGTAAGTGTTATTGGTGTCTGTGTACCAGTACTAGGGTTTGTGAAAGGCATACGTTGGGCAGATACAACCTGCTTGAGCATATCGTAGAACTTAGTACCATCACTCAAACGTACAGCAATCGGGTTCTTTGGGTCGCCCGCGCCTATGTTTATCTCGTTTTTGGGCGCGTCATATTGTACCGTATACTCTTTTTCAAGCAAGTTCTTCAATATCTCTGTAACTTCGTCAATGTTTGTTATTGGCATACCCTTGCGAATACCATCAGCGTTTGCAGTCAACGCTTCGATAATCACATCTTGATTAGTCTTCTCTAGGTCAGCAATCGCCGCGGTAAAGTCATCAATCTTTTGCATAACTTCGAGTAGCTTAGCGTCTTGATTCTCGCTTTGCTTAACTAGCTTTTCAGCCAAAGGTAATACTGCACCTTGCAATAGCTTGGCTTGTTTTTGGGTTTCAGTTAATGGCATTTCGCCGTAGTCGTGTTGTTTTTTCATTTGTTTGCCGCCTTTACTGCGTTAGCAACCGCTTTTTGTGCTGTTTTATTATAGATACCTATGCCTACACCAACCACATTTCTACTACCATCTGGGTTAATGGCTGGTATTTCAGCCGCTTTATAGCCTTGTGATTGAACGTATTTAGGAAAGTCAGTATCAAAGTTGAATGTACCCCCGCCCTTTTGTGCCATCTCGCGAGCTGCTTTGGTGGCATTGGCAAGACCACTATCATCAAGCTTAAGTACTTGGCTCTCTTTGATATTAAGACCATTGACGACGTAGGTACGTCCGCCGTATTGCTCGGCAGTTGTAGCGTCGCGAGCAACGTAAGTAGCATTGCCAAGTTCCATACTAGAACCGGTAGCACTACCACTGTGTATATCACTGTGGAAAACTGTACCAATCTTTTGCTTACCAAAGGCTTCTGCGTCAGCTTGCTCAACACTAATATGCTGGCTGTTGATATGAGCTTCGGCTGCTCGGGCTGCACGGCTCTCAGTGATATTCTGCATTTCGCCAGTCGTTGCGGGTTTGCCCTGTGGGTTAATCCAATCACCATCAGCGTTCATTCTATAGCCAGCACTACGCAATTCGTCTTCTAGTGCGCCCTCAGTGGGTGTACCACTCTCGCGTGGGCTAGGCATATCTGGGTTGTCCATTGCGCCTACACCATCAAAGTCAGTGGCATTATCGCTACCGTCCCAGATGTCCATATTCTGTGGGTCTATTTGGTCGTCTGCGCTCTCAGTGTAACATTCACAGTTTGGGTGAGCTGGGCTGTCTGTATCACCACTCGTAAATGGTTCGTCAATCTTAATCGCCCCGTCGTCTTCGTTGCCTAAGCATTCTTCGCAAGGGTTATCGCCGGCGCAAACCCAACGTACTAGTTGTACGCCATTCTCTTGCATTGCAGCGTGGTTGCCCTCAGCTAAGCTATTACTGGTTTCAGTGCGAGCAATCATATCAGCCCGGTAGTCAGGTATGTTACTAAGCAAATTGCCCTCAGCGTCGCGCATTTCATTAGCACTAAAGTAATCGCGTATACTGCCCGCCATCTCTGCTGCGGTTTCGCCACTCGTACTACTGGTATGTATCAAATCGCTTAGACGGTCAATTGTGGTATTGTCGAGGTTACTTTTATTGATAAGGTAGCCAGCTTGAGCTTCTATAGTTTGCATATAGCCAGAGTTGGTAAGCTTAAAGTCTACCTCAATATCACCAACACCTTTTTTAAGATGGGCTGTAATGCCCATACGCTTATAAGCACCTACTACACCGGCTTCAAAAGCCTTTTTAAGAATAGGTGAGATTTCGTCTGTATGAATGTAGTCGCGCAAACGGGGCATATAGCGTTCAAGCTCTTGGCGCATATAGATTCTCTGGGTGTCGGTCATAGCTGTACCATCTTGTGGCATAATCTTTGGGTCGGTTATAGTCTGAACATAGTTAGCAGCCCAACGCCCTTGCTGGCGTATAGCACTAGCAAATATCATCTTGAACTTGGCAAAGTCGCGAGTACTCCAAAACTCCTGCAAAGGGTCGTTCTGTCGGGTAGCTTTGCTTATAAAAGTATCTACAGCTCGTTCAATAGTGGCTACGTCATTCATAGCAGTTTATTCACCTTGTTATCAATCTCGCGAGCAGCAACCAATTTAGTCTTGAGTTCCATAACGTCGGCAATAAACTTAACTTGGTAGTCTTGCATATATTCTTTAAATATCTCTTTGGCTTGGTCAATGTCAGCACCAGCTAAACGCTTGTTCATTTCGTTACAGACTGTTGCAGGTAACACAGCGCTAGTGAATGGGCGTAGTGGTTTTTCTTCTTTAAGCCGGTTGATAGCCATTTTGCGGAATGTACGCAGCTCGGTAACAAGCTCAATCATTCGTTTGTCGGTATTGTCTGGGGCTGGCGTGGTAGCTTCTGGTACTACTGCGGTAGGTACATCTGTTTGGGCTGGGGTCATAATAGTAGGGGCTACTGGGGCTGGCTCGCTGCTTAGTACGCTATAGTTACCAATAATGATTGGTACGTCCATACCTATAGGCTCTAAGCCGTCATCTTGGCGTAGCTCGTCTACGGTACGTTGCCCGCTTCTAATAAGCACCTCGTTAGTTTCGGCGTTTTTCATATCGTCCTTGTCGTCTAAGCCTAGGTACTTAAACTCTAGGTGTGGTAAGCCAAGGTCGTTCTTAATAATGCCGTTAAATATTTCTTCTAAAAAGCTAGCAAGCGGGGCGATACTTCGGCGGTCTGTGATATTGTCTTGTACTTCGCCGTTAGCTTTATTAACGTCTTGGGCAAAGCCAATCTCTTGTGGCTGAACATCAAAGATTGCACAAGTAACTTTCATTAGCCAAGTATTGAATTCACCCCAAGCCATATCGGTTGGCTTCTTGGTAGGCATATAACCAGCACCAGTACCACCCGGCGTAAATTTAAGCTTACTTGTAGCCATTTCGTTACCAGCCATTGCAGCGTCCCAGTTTTCTTGAAAGTCTTTAATCATTTGCGGTGTCCAGTTTTCAGGTACATTAAATATGCCCTCTGGTATATTACCGTCTGTTAAATAGCTCAAGTTATATGTGCCAGCCTTAAGCGCACTAGATACTACAATTATCAAGCTTTCAAGTGGGGCTAGACCGTAAGGGCTGTTAGTTCGCGGGTTCATCATAGCGTAAACCATTTCGTCAGTTGTAAGCTCAGCTACAATCTCACCACGAATAACCTGTTTATAAGCAATTTCAGGCGGCAGAGGGGTACTGCCGCTATCATCAACGCGCAATCTAATAGTGCTACCATCTACCGGCGTAAGCCAGAGTAAACTACTATTGACAGCTCTTTGCTTATATAGTGCTACAGCGTCTAGTACTAGTAGGTCTTCAATAACTTTGTTTACTACAGTACGGTAGTTCTGCTGTCCGCCTAGGGTTTCAAAAAACTCTACTACCCCGGCTTTTTGATTGTCGTAGTTTGTTTTGTCACTAACATTCTTGGCTACAATGTCCCAATCGAGCTGGGTTATCTGTCGCTTACGAGCATTGATACAAGCCCGGCTTACTTCGTGGGCTACGCTAAAGCGCCGTAACACATCAAAGCTAACATTGCTGTCAGGCTTGCGTTTAGAGGTTAGGTTACTCATTCGCTCTGGCGACGTGTCGTATTGGTAACGCAAAACACCCGGCGTGTTACTTGCAGACTTTTCAAGTTTGTCTGCTACCGCCGTACTAATCTTTTCTACATTCTTCTGCCCTTGTTTTTTAACCTCTTGCGTAAGTTCCTTTTTAAATTGAGCTTCACGCGTTGCTAAAGTGTTGGCAAACAGTCTGTCTATCAGTCCCATATTGTAAAATTTCCTATATTTTTATTCTTCATTACTATAATACATCAAGTTATAAAATATCATCACTCATCAGCTATGCCAGAATAGTACCCTAGAACGCCCGGGGTCTTTGACATACCGTAGCAGATAATACACGCGTCAGCTAAGTCAGGGCTACGAAAGCCGCGCTTCTTGTAGTCAATCTTACCCTCGACCCGCCGCTTACCCTTATTGTCTTGATTCCATTGGCGGGTGCTTAACTCCATAAGCAAGTCGCTCTCGTAAGGCAATTGAGCTTCGGGCAGTATCTCTGCCATATGAAACCACGCTTCACTAATCCAGTTAGGGTATTTGTCTTCGTCGCCGGCTTTACTACCAAAGTTAATAGGCACTACGTTGTAACCGCGCTTAATCATTTCGTCAGTTACCCCACCACCAACACCAGTGTCATCAACTTTAATCTCGGCTTTCTTATCAAAGTTTACAAATTTCTCTAGCTCGTCGCAGGTTTGGGTAGTGCGCAGCTTGGTATAAACCTTAAAGTCAGTCGTCTTAAGACCCTTGCGTTTCCAAAAGACTGTGCGGTCATCACCCATACGCGCAACGTCAACGCCAATCACCTCTTGCCCGTCGCCCTCAATCTCACGCTGCATAGCGTCAAGTACAATAGTGCGCCCTAGAATACTAAGCTCGCTCTGCTCAATTGGCTCACCTAGCCACTTGTGAGCAAACAAAGCCGGGTTGTCTTTGTCATTATCAATCTCTTGTTTGATTACGTCTGGCAGTAAGCCAACCTTTTCAAGCTCTGTGTAGTTCACCTTTTTAACAAAGCAGTTCTTTGGTGGGTTCTGCACATAGCGCACATATACAGGGTCAAGCTCATTAAAGCGGTTAAATGTGAATATGATTTGACTGCCCGGCTTACGAATGGTTGGTGTGATAATGTCTAGGCTTGCTTCGGTAATACTCTGGGCTTCTTCAACCCAGCATATGTCTATACCCTCAGTACTCTTAATCTCAGTGATGTTATGGCGCAAGCCACGAAATATAAACTCTGTGCCAGTGACAGAATTAACTACGCTATCGTTTGTAACTACATAGTCAGTAAATTCAAACTCAGTGATTATGTCTTTGAGCAACTTATGCACAGAATCTTTAATAGTGTTTTGAATTTCACGAGTACATAGTATTCGCAGTTTCTTTTGTCTGCCGCGTATAAGTAAAGCCCGGGCTACGCTTTGGCTCTTACCGCTACTACGTCCGCCATAGTAAATAATATAGCGCCACTGTTCGTCAAACAGTTCTCTAAAAACACTAAGTATCTTTATTCGTACTGTCTTCACCAACAAACTCTACTAGTGCTATTTTAAGTTCGCCACTTATACTTGCGTCAATTGCCAAGCCTTGCATTGGCTTGCCCTCTAGCCTGTCTAGAATTACCGAGTATGCTTTGCTGTCGCCTTTTTGAGCTTTGAGTATTTGCTTCATATCCATTTGCTCAGCCACAGTAAAGCCCTCTACTTCGCCAGTGATTGGGTTCTCTAAGTCTTGCGTAATCTCTAATAAGCGCATTAAGCGGGTACGGCTATTCGGTACGCCCTTTGGTTTGCCTTTAGGGTTTCGCACTTCACCTTTTTTTGCTGGTATTAGATTCTCGTTGTTTGCCATTTCTCTAATCTTTCTCTAATCATTCAGTACTAATAATTACTTTTACGGTTTGGTCACTTGGTAGCTTGCCTAAGTCTAAGATGTTTGGGTTGTCAGTTATCAAAACGATTTCAAAAACATTATCTAAGCTCGCCATTTTCTTTTGTGTTGTTCGCTTTATTTCTGCTATAAATTCCACTATATACCTCTCTCCCCTCTTTGCCTATGTACCACACTCTCTCGGTTGGGGGGAGTGGTTTTTGACCGGGGGAGGGGAGAAAGAACACATTTTTTGTTCATCTGCGACCCTCGCGTATTTCTATTCTCATTTCAAGTATTGTACGTAGCTTTGAAGTAGCGAGCTTATATCGTACTCTGTGTATAATTACGCTTACCCAGCCTTGGCTTAAATCTAATACGTCGCCAATTTCTTCTTGTGTCATTCCGGCAATAAGTAGGTCGAGTATTATTTGCTCGCGTATTTCTAGCATATCGTATATTTCTTCGGCGCACTCAAACCCCAGCACCATTTGCAGTGGGGTAGTAGTATTCTCAGGTTGTACTTGTGTCGCCATTTTTACCCTCTTTCTTATCGCGTCTGAATACTCCAATTAAGCCATCTTTTTCTTCAAGCTTCACATTCTTGTCTGCTACTCGCCGGGCTGTAACGCCACGCCCACAACGCTCACAAGTTAGTACCAAGAATTCTTTTAAATCGTTAAGAGCAACGGTATGCTTTAAACCACAGTCACATTCATAACGGTAAAAGCTATTCATCATCATTGTCCTTTGCCATACTTTGAGTAATTTGTCGCATTTGCTCAGGCGTAACCCCTGCTTTCCAAGTTGTCATTAACCCATTCAGGCTCTCGTCTGGCATTACATCAAATATGAATTGTAAGAATTGCCAATCATCTCGCATAGTACGAATCTCGTACTTGTCGTAGTTCCAGTCTTCGGGCTTGGTCACTTTATACCTGCCCGTCTACGTTGAGCGCGATTAAGCCCTGTTATGGCTGGCTTGCTTTTGGCTTTGGCAGTTGCAGTCTTAGCGTCTAGTGCGGCTCGTTCAAATATTCTTAGCCAATCTTGGCAGATACTTTCCCAAGTGTACCTATGCGCCCAAGTAAACGCGCCGTCTAGGTCTGGCTTTTTGCCTTTAATAACTAGTTCTAGTTTGTCGGCTGCTTCTACCACGTCCATAAGCGGGCGTAAGCGTTCGTTGTCCATCTCTTTGAGAATCCACATACTAGGCGTGTCGCCTGATTTTACTAAGTAACCTCTATCATCAGCTAGCATTTCAGTCAGACTGGTGTTATTCGGTGCGACAATAGGGGTTTTGGTTGCCATTGCTTCGGTCACAGATAGCCCCCAGCCCTCGCCGAGCGTCGTGGTAAGTAAGCAATCGCTGGCGTTATAAATCATATTCACCATATCTACCGGCACACCTTGGTTCACATTAAAGACTTTAGGGCTAGGTAAAAGATAATCTTTGCCCAGTTCAAAGCCAAAATGGTCAGCCATCACCAGTACATTACCACCTTGGTCGTCGTGGCTCATATGCAAGTAGAGTACAGCTTGTTCATAACCGCGCTTACGCAACTCGTTTAGAATCATAAAGTTACGCACAATATCTTTACGGCTCTGGTTACGATTAACATTAGTGATAAGAAACTTACCGTCTGCGCCACTAGCAAAAAACTTCTTACGAAACTCTTGGGTAGCTTCTTTAGGGGCTACAAAGAACTCTTTGACATTTGTACCGTGATAAATTACCTCAATGTCTTTGAGTTTAGGGTCTACGTCTACACAAAGCTGTTTAGCATAGTTGGTATAAGCAACCGGGTAATCTATCTTACTAACTACCTTTTCTACCCATTCCTTTTTTGGGGTACAGTCAAAAGGAAAGTAGAGTATAGTTTTAAATTTCTTATCGAGTGTGTCGTAGGTTTCCTTTAGAACGTCCATCATTGTTTGCACAATAAAGGTATCTTGTAGAATAAATACTACGTCGTAGTCACCTTGCCCAAGTATGCTTAAAAACTTCTGTCGCCCGTAAGGGTCTTGTTGAACCTCAGCGATTGTCATAGCCGGGTAGATTCTGCCCACCCACTTTTCAGTATCGTAAGGGTCGCCATTATAGTTAATACCTACTACGTCAATCTCGTACTTACCAGATTTGTAAACATTCTGTAAGATATTACGGCTTACTGTTGCAAAGCCTGTGCTACAAGCGTAGTCACATAGAGCTAAAACTTTAATCTTTTCTTGCATTACTTACCCCCACCAATCTGCCAAAGCTTAATTACAAAAATTGCTAACAGTATTAAAAATATAGCTTCAAGCGTATGCCCTAGATAGGCTGTTACTATTGCTACAAACGCACCTATCATAGCTGTTACCTCACAAATAGTTTTCATTTCGGTGTCCAATCTTTAGGGGTTAATTTAGGGTCGTTATATGGTGTATCAAACTTTTCTGCCGCAGGGTAGGGTATACCGCCCCACTTTTCTACATAGTAACTTCGGCTTGCTTCGCTATTGGCTGTACCGGCTATGGCACTGGTTTGCCCACCAAAGTGAATACAGCTAGCATAGGTAGTACAAACACCTTTGTAGCCAAGCAGGTTAATGCGCCGGTGGCTGTCGTTGTCTTCAAACCAAGCCGGGTAAAAGTTCTCATCAAACGTGCCAACCTTATCAAAGAAGTCTGCTTTAATCATAAAACAGCTATAGTTTGGGTGTTCGCTGTATGACATTTCTTCTATGGTTTCAGGTTGCTTACTTAATATGGCGTAGGGGTCTGGCATTTGCTCATTGCCAAATAGGTTATTGGCGCTAACCAGTACCACCTCTTTTGGTAGTAGGCTAAAGCTTTCGACCATATGATTGATTGTGTGTGGCGACAGCAATATATCGTCATTACTAATTAGAATGTAGTCACAGCCATCAGCTATACAAGCAAACGTGCCTAAGTTCCAAGCCTTAGCGAGCGCTACCTGATTACGCCATTGCGGTACAACACGCATTGAAAGCGGGTGGTTACTCTGTAAGCTCATCATAAACTCACAATAACCCTTGAAGTTATTAAGAATTGGTACAACTACGCCTACTTTTGCTAGTGCTGGTTTGCTCATAATAGATATGCCCCCTCTCGTGCCGGCTTGCTCGCCTTAAGTGTTAAACAAATATGCCCGTTCTCGAACTCTTGGTTTACCATTGTAAAATCCGAGGTATGCCCATAGTCAGCGTGCTGTCCAAAATAATCACCACTAAAGTGCGCTACGGTGGTAGGTGTCCAAACAAAGCAATGTGTTGGGTCGCCCCATAATTGGTCAATGTTTGTGTTTGGCATATAAGCCGGGGTCTGCATATAGAATTCGCCGTCAGGTTTTAATACTCGATAGATTTCGTTCATTAACTCTACCATTGGCGCGCGTTTTACATTCTTCGTACCATTCCATAGATACAAAACAGCCGGTATGTGTTCAAGAAAATCATATGCTGTGACTAAATCAAACATATTGTCTTCGTAAGGTATTGGCGCAATAGCAAGGTCGGCGTGTTTTACTTGCTTATAATCAAGCCCTTTTTCACTATTCAAATCAACGCCATAACCCTCGTACTCATCTCGTATACGGTAAGCGCCGCCACAGCCTAAGTCGAGTTGCTTCACGCTAGCCCCCTATAAATTAAATCGCTGGTTGG